ATAGGAGAAAAAACATTTGTTACTTTTGATGCTTTTCATTCTGATGCAGGAATGCATCCTACTTTAGAAACTGTTTATTGGGCGCATAATATTAGAATACAAAAAATTAAAGATCTTAAGGATCCTGATTGGGTTAATAGATAATACTAAAATCTCTCAACTCTTCCTCTTCTATATTTAATACTTCTTGCTCTATTTATTCTCTTTTTTCCTAATTGCTTAAATGTTTTTGGTGTCTTCTTTGTAATTCTTCTGGTAGGTCTATAAACATCATTTTTATATTTATAACCTACAGTTCCTCTTTGATTTCTCCATTTCTCTCTAAACCATCTGGCTAATCCTTTATCTTTATTTTTATGTCCTATATATGGATCCTTATTTCCATATTTTTTCTTAAAACTCTTTTTATAAGCTTGAACTAATACACCACTTCTATATGCACTATGTTTTGGGATTTTTTTATAAATTCTTTTTTTTGTTGCATTATATAGTGATTTATCTCTTGGTTTCATTCTATATATATCATAATGATAATTAAAAATCTTATAATTAATAATTTAAAATTATTGATTCATTATGATCACAAAGATATGGATTAAATAAATCAGAATGATCTTTCCAAATCAAATACCATATATTTACTTCCCACATTAATATTCCTTTATTACATAATTCTTTACATTTATCTCTCATTAAATCTGCAAAAATTATTAATGATTCACTATCTCCTCCAAAAACACCTCCAGCAAAAAACCAATTAACTTTTTTATAAATATCATCCGGTTCTCTTGAGAGATTCCAAATTTGACCAATACGCACATTTTTTATTGAATTTTTTCCTATCTTTGGAAAATTATCTTTTAATTTATTGAATTGAGTTATACCAAAATCTATCCACACAAATTCATCTGTATTAAAAGGATTTAAATTTATTGCTTCTCTTATCCATTCTGTTTTATTACAAATTATTATAAAATATTCTATTGTATCTTTTTTTAGATTATCACTTATTATATTTTTATTACTTAAATTTTTTATATATTTGTTCAGATACAAATCTCTCTTATTAATTTTTATTATTTTGGTTTTTTCATTCTCATATTCTTTTATTTTGTCACTAAAATCTTCATCTATAAATATTATTTTTTCTTGTTCTATTTTTAACAAATCTTCTCCTCTTCTTAAATATGATTTAAATTCTTCTGAATCTTTTTCATATCTATTTATAAATGCTGAAACTATAGTAACCATATTATAAATAGTATTTTAATCTTATTTTTAAAATATAATTGAATTATTTTATTATTTAATTAATTATATTAAAATGAGTAATAACCTTTCTGTACAATTAGGTTTATGTTGTTTAAATTTAACTATGAGAGAAGAAAAACCATCTGTATTTTCTTCAAGATCTATAATTTTAAAAACCTATAATGAAAAAGGATTAGATTTTTTAAAAGAAAAAATAATTCAAAATTTAAAAGATACTTTAAAACTTATTGAATGGAATGAAAATAATGGAATAAAAGTTTTTAGATTAAGTAGCGAATTATTTCCCCATAAATCTAATCCTAAAGCTCAATCTTATGATTTTGATTTTGCTAAACCTCTATTACACCATTAGACATTTAAAACGCCGATTATTTATAGTTTTTTAATTCTTTTTTTCTAGTTTTTGTTTTTATATAATTACTATTTCTTTTATAAGCACTTGTAATTATATTTTTATAATTTATATTTGGTATTGATTTTATTACTTTATCTATATTTTCTACTAATTTTTCATAACTTAATATATTCTTTTTATATAATCGTGCTTTTAACATACTAAAATAATTTTCAATTGAATTAGTAAAATGTTGATATGGAACACTATATAATAATTTATTATCTTTATCTATTAATTTTTTAACTAATTCATTTCTATGACTACTTGCATTATCTAATATTATTAATTTATTTTTAAGATTACTAATATTTTCTTCTAAAAATTCTATTAGTCTATCACTATTTATACCATCTTTTTGGTAAATTTTATATCCTATAACTCCTTTATAATTAATAGCAAATATACCTGTATATTTCTTAAATATTTCTTGTGAATGTGTTTTAACAATACATCTTTTACCTAATTCACTATAACAATGCTTTCTTTTATCAAATGTTTTTAAACTTGTTTCATCAATACAAATTATGTCTTCTATTTTATATTTTTCAATAGTTTCATAAAAACTTTTTAATTTATCTTTTATATTTATAGATTTACCATAACGTTTATTTGGTTCGTGTCTAAATCTTGTTTGTTTAAGTGTTATATTATTATCATTTACTATTCTTAATAAATGCCTTTCACTTATGCTAAATTCTGGATATTTAAGTTTAATTTTATATAACAAATCTTTCATTGTAATAGTTTTATCATGATTAATTATTTGTATTATATAATCTACTTGTTGCTTATTAACTTTATAAGATTTATATGTTCTGTTTTTCCGCTTAATAGTGTTAGTTGTTTTATATTTATTTACCCATCTCATTAAACTTCTAGGATTACACTTAAAAATTTTACAAGTATCAAGTTGAGAAACATTATTATCTAAAAAGTATTTAACTGCAGTTAATTTATAATCACTACTTTTATGAGTAGACATTATAAATTATATAATAAAAATAAAATTGATTTAAAAAATTACAAAAAAATAATAATATTAAAAACGACATTCTATACTACTTAAAGAAAGACTAGTCATAATGACTAGTGAGATGGTGGAAAAACTTACAGAGAACTTTTCTAAATTTATTATTGAAGATATTGATAAAGTAATTAAAATACAAAAATGGTTTAGGGGCTATATTTTGAGATTAAAACAATTACCTTTAATTATGTATATAATAAAAAAATATTTAGAATTACAAGCATTTAGGTTTTCAACTCAAAATGAAGACGGTAGAATAAATAGTTGTCTTGATGAACCCAAAGTAATTGAAATGCTTATTGAAAAGTTTGGTAAAAAAATAAAAAAACCAAAATGTAGAATGTGGTATGATATTTTAGTATTTGATTATATATATGGATGGCTTCCAGTCAATATAAAAACAACTACTACAATAACAAGCGATAATACTGGTAATCTGGCAATGTGTGTATATTCTTACACAGATGAAAAATTAGATATTCATAGGGACAAATCATATGAAAATGGTAAGATGAGTGATATACTTTTTAATAAATTAAAAAATAAAAAATTTAACACTAATAACAAAAAGGATTACTATTTCATAGTGTTAAATAAAACAGTTGCGAGTGATATAATTGTTAATAGTGTAAAAGGATTGACAATATTAACACCAAATATAAATAATTTACCATTTCAAGTTTGCTGGGATAAAAATAGAACATTTAAATATGAAAACATAAACAAAAAGATAAAACTATTTCTTGATTGCTTACAAAAACCAAACCCAAGTTGGAAAGAAACATTTATGTCAAATATACGGACATTAGATTTATAGATATTCACTTGGAATATAAGAATTACATATTTGTCTATGTCCTATTTTAAACCTTCCAGAAAACATAAAATTATCCTTGAATGTATTGCTATTTATGTATGATACTATATTATTTAAATTACATTTTTTTTTTGGTTTAAGCATTATTAAACCACCACCAAAATAATTCACTTTACCTAAAAATGATATATTTTGTTTCCGTGTTAAATTATAAATGTAAATACAATCTTTACCAAGATTAGTATTTATGGTAGTAATATTTCTTGGTGCTCCCCATTCAAACCAATTATTTTCATTAAACTTTCGTATTCCTCTTTCAATAAGTTCTTTTTTGTGATGTGATAAATGTTTATTAATTTTCTCATTATCACAAGGATAGTTTTCAATATAAATATATTTATCAATTTTATGTTCGCCATTTAATACTTCTATATTACCAAGTTCCTCATTTTTATAAACTTCTTCTTTTCCACTAACAAGACCAACATAAATGTCAAAATAGTCTTGAAACAAGACACTATTATTATTTTCTTCTTCACCAAAAGTAATTAATCCGTTGCTGTTTGTAATATAGAGTAATTTGTCGTTATATAATACTTTTTTATCAATTAAACTATTTTTACAATATCTAAAAACAATAACATCAATAGATGCGTTCTCAAACATTTTTTCGTTATGATTATGGAATATGTGAGTAAATGTTCCATTTGTCATCATAACATTCAATAATTTTGATGCACTTGTTAATTTAAGAAAATCAGACGGAACAATAAATATCAACTCGCCATTATCGTCAAGTAAATTATAACATTTTTCTGTAAAATCAATATATAAGTTTCCTTTTTTAGTTCTAACATAAGGCGGATTTCCTACTATTGTTTTGTATGTTTTTGTAATTGTTTGTGTCATAAAATCTCCATAAATAACCTTATCTTTTTGTATTTTATCCAATAATTTAATTTTTGTATCAATTTCATACATATCAAATGTTATACTTGGTATTCTATCTGTAATAAATGTAATTAAATCACCTTGTCCTATAGATGGTTCTAAAATATTAGATGGAGTATTTAATATAAACTCAAACACTTTTTCTTTGAGTTCATTATGGGTTGTAAAATATTGCCCTAAATTATGTTTTGTTGTCATAGTTGGTATTTCTGTGTTTATAGTTTCTTCTAAATCTTTTGAAATAAATAAATCAAAATTTTCTTTTTTATTATTAATTTCATTTAATTTTTCATTGACAACTACACCTATAATTTCTTTAAGTTTTGTTTCATTAACACACGGCAGTTTTTTATTCATATGTTTATTGTAATGTCCTTTTTGACTAAATTGTTTACCACATTTTTCACAACTATAAACAACCATTTTTAGTTATATAACTATGTATACATTTTATTTTTAAATCAATTTTAAAAAATAAATAAAATAGTTAATTATAAAATCAGCGTTTTAAATGTCTAATGGTGTAAAAGAAATTGGAATTTTATCTAAAAAATATAATCAAAGATTAACTTTTCATCCAGGACAATATAACGTTATTGCTTCTCCCAATTTTGAAGTTTTTGAAAATACAAAACTTGATTTAGATTATCATGCTTCTGTTTTAGATTTAATGGAACTTGATCAAAATTCTGTTATGGTAATTCATGGTGGAGGTGTATTCAAAGATAAAGAAAAAACAAAAACTCGTTGGTGTGAAAGATATAACCTATTACCTGAACATATTAAAAAAAGATTAGTATTAGAAAATTGTGAAAAAAATTTTTCAATTCAGGACTGTTTAGATATTTCTGATATAGTCAATATACCAATAGTTTTTGATACTCATCATTTTGAATGTTATAAACTTTTACATCCAAATGAAATTTTTAAAGATCCTGAATATTATATTCCTTTTATTTTAAAAACATTTGAAAGAAAAAATATAAAACCTAAATTTCATGTTAGTGAACAGGGTTCTGGAAAAACAGGTCATCATAGTGATTACATCGAAACTATTCCAAATTATTTACTTGATATTCCCAAAAAATATGGAGTAAATATAGATATAATGATTGAAGCAAAAATGAAGGAATTAGCTATTTTTAAATTATATGAAAAATATCCTTTTCTAAATTGTAAAAATGATAATTCTATACCTTTATGTTTACTATGTGATGATATTGCTGGAGAAGATTGTGAATGTTGTAAACCAAAATTTACTATCAAAATTAAAAAACCAAAAAAGAAGAAAATATAATTTTTAAGATTCATAAAATATGTTATCATAATTATACAAATATTTACCCAAAAATTTTAAATCTTCATCAGATCTATTCCATTCTTC